AAAGAAAACTCTAGAATCCTCAATGAATATAACACTAAACTAGCTATCTACAATGAAGCTATGGAGACTTACAATAGGAACTACAAGCTATATCAAGATGGTCTAGCAAGCTTTAATAAAGCCAATAAGGACTATGAAACTGCTGTAGCTCAGTATGAAAAAGACAAAGCTAACTATGATAAGCTAAGAAGTGATTATGCTACAGCTCTTGCTAAGTATAATACTGACTTAGAAGCTTACAGAAAAGTAATTGCTGAGTATACTAAAGCTGTAGAGAAGTATAACAGTGATATGGCATCATATAACGCTTCTAACACCGAGTATGCACGTCTTAAGGCTGAGTATGATAGAAAGCTTAAAGAATACAATGACAAGCTTAGAGAGGCTGAGAAGGCTGAATCTGACTATCAGACAGCTATTGTTGAATACAACAAAGCTATTAAGCAGTGGGAAGCAGGACTTGTAGGTAATATTGGGTATACCTTTGAGTTTACAGAACTAGATAATACTGGTGCTGACCTTCCTGATGAATATACCTTTGATAAGAATACTGGTAACTTTACTATTAAGTCTCCTATCAATGATGGTACTGAGAATATTGGTTACTGGGTTCTTAGAGGTAAAGTAGGATTCAATGCTAGCTACAGTGGTGTTACTGGTGGTGTAAACATCAAGGCTAACAGTGTTACTATTCAAGAGGTAAGTTATGATAAGGTATCTCCTAAAGTAGCTTTCTCAGACTTTAGTATCACTTACAAGAAACCTAATGGTGCTGTTATCTGGTCTAAATCCTATAGAGGACAATCAGCATTTACACAAGCACTAGATGTTACTTATCCTTTATCACATGACATCAATATTAATCAAGGACAATCACAAAATATTGACTTCCTTCTTTATGATGATATGTGGGTAGAAGGTTCTCATAATAAGGTATCACTTAAGATTACAGCTCCTACAATCTCTATGGAAGGTAGACCTAAAGAACCTACTAAGAGAACTGTAGTTGTACCAGAAAGACCTACAGAACCTGTAGCTCCTGGTGGTAATAAACCTGTAGAACCTACTAGACCTAATCAGACTGAGCCTGTAAGACCTAATGAGCCTACAGTAACAGAACCTATTAGACCAACCCAACCTACAGGAACTAAACCTACAGAACCTATTAAGCCTACAAGACCTGAAGAACCACAACTCTTTGAGGTTAAAGCTATTAGTGTTACTTGTGGAGACTTAACACCTGTACCTAAAGAATTAACAGGAGGTAAATAATGTCTTGCTTAGGACAATGTGGAGATTGTCAATGTGAAAAGATTGATGTCTGTGTAGAGGTAGAACAAAGACAAGATGTAATGGAAAAGAAGCTTAAGGTCTTGAAAGACTATGCTTGTTTACTAGCAAATACATCTTGTGTAGGTCTACCTAAAAGACTAGCTCAATATGCTTACTTCTTATGGTGTTTCCTAAGAGACTTGCTTATTATGGTAGTTAACTTAGATAAGCGTGTAGATAACCTATGTGCTGTAGCTAACTGTCATGAAAAGAAACTAAATGCTCTTGTAGACTTCCTAATTGGTAAGTTGAGTGACAATGTAGAATTATCTATGAAATCCAACACTACTGTAGTTGAAACTGGTGGAGGACAAACATATAGTGTAGTTAAGACTGACACTAACGGTAATTTTACTATTGTATGGAACATGGTTGATACTGGTGAGGTTGGTGTTGGTAATGTTCATGGTAAAGTTATTCATAGCTACACACCTAATAAAGATGGTTCTATCCATGCTAAAATTAGTGCTATCAGAATTGATAAAATTAAGTATGTCAATAAAGCACCTACTACTCATCACAATGGTAGATTCACTATCTATGATATTGATAACAATGTAGTTTTCCAAAAAGGATATGACCCTGGCCAATCTTGGGAACAAGACATCAATAGAACACTTGAATACAATAAGGAATTTGACCTTAAACCTGAAGGTGGTTCATCTGATGTTATTAAGATGTTATCTACTCTTGACGAGTGGGTATATGCCCCTACAAGAAGTAGTATTGATGCTCAGTATATTAACCACAACCCTAATATTGGATTGCCTACTGACCCTTGTAACGTACTATGTGGTGCTTGTGATTGGTCAGATGAAAAGATTGCTGAGCGTAAGAAAAAGGAAGAAGAAGAGAAAAAAAAAAAGAAAGGGAACGCTAAACCCAAAGAAGAAGGTAAGTAGAATTGAGTATATCAGTTGATATTTTAATGACTACTGTAGGGGGGGCAGTATCAACACTATCTACATGTGTAGGTATTTACATGACAATTAGGAAAAGCATTAGAGAAAGTAGAGAAGAGAGAGTACAGATAATTGCTCATCAAAATCAATTAAATGAAACTCTTACTAAACTTACTAATGATGTCAGAGAATTGGTTATTGAGAATGAAGCTCAGCAAAAGCAATTAGAAGCTACTGAGAGCTTCGCTAAGAGCCATTTTAGGATGGAGCTATACAATGCCCTTACTAAGGCTCTAGAGCGTGGTTACACCTTTGTAGATGAAGCTACAGAGATTGCTAAGATGTATACCATCTATCACAATAACGGTGGTAATGGTGAAATTAAATTACTCTATAGCAAGTATGATAAACTAGAAATTAAGGAGGAAAGATACAATGATTTTTAGTAATAAAACTTATGATGTACTTAAGTTTGTAGCAATTACTTTTATTCCTGCTTTAGCTACCTTTGTAGGTACTGTAGGTATTGCAGTAGGATACCCTGAAACTACAGGTGTTGTTGTTACTGTATTGACTGCTTTAGGTACTTTCATTGGTGCTTTGGTAGGTCTATCAAGCACAAGTTATAATAAAGGAATTGAACAATGAGTTATCAAGACTTTAAAAATACTCACCTTGGTAATGGATATGACATTGATGGTTGGTTTGGAGACCAATGTTGGGATGGCTATGCTGAGTATTGTAATTACTTAGGTGTACCTTATGCTAACTGTACTGACAGTGGTTATGCACAAGACCTATGGACTCAAAGACATAGCAATGGTATCCTTAACTACTTTGATGAAGTAGAAGTAATGCAACCAGGAGATGTAGCTATCTTTGCTGTTACACCTTCTACACCTTATTCTCATGTAGCTATCTTTGACAGTGATGCAGGTAATGGATATGGTAACTTCCTAGGTCAAAACCAAGGTGGAGAACAAAAGAATCCTAATGGTGGTGGAGTATTCAACATTGTAGCTCTACCTTACTCAGCTACATTTGCTACTGCTTTTAGACCTAAATCAGCTAACAATACTGCAGTAGTCACTAACAGCTCAGAACCATCTTCTGTAGCTAGTGGTATGAAGAAAGATGATTACTTCATTGATGTATCAGCTTATCAACCAGGAGACCTAACAGACATCTGTAATGCTAGTGGTACTAGAAATACCATTATCAAAGTTACTGAAGGTACTGGATGGCTGAGTCCTGTAGCTACACAACAAACTAATACAAGTAACTGTGTAGGGTATTATCACTTTGCTAGGTTTGGTGGAGATGTAGGCTTAGCACAAGCTGAAGCTAACTTCTTCATTAGCAATCTACCAAGCAAGACTAGATACTTAGTATGTGACTATGAAGATAGTGCAAGTGGTAACGTACAAGCTAATACAGATGCTGTAATTGCCTTTATGGATGCATGTAAGCAAGCAGGCTTTGAACCTATTTACTATAGCTACAAGCCTTATACACTAGCTAATGTCTATATTGACCAAGTTACTGCTAAGTACCCTAATAGTCTTTGGATTGCAGGTTATCCTAACTATGAAGTAACTCCTACTCCTTATTGGGGTGTATTCCCTGGTATGGAACACATGAGATGGTGGCAGTTTACTTCTACTGGTATTGCAGGTGGACTAGATAAGAATATTGTATTGATTGATGATGAAGTAACATCATCTAGTAATGTAGAAGAGGATGAAAACATGAACTTTGTTGTAAGAAATCAAACTGGTGATAGTGGTTATGTAGCTGTAGTTAATGGCAGAGTGTTTGGTATTGGTGATATGGAAACTGTATTCCAACTACAGAATGCAGGAGCTAAACACCTTAACCTTCCTGATGCTGACTTTGGTAGATTCATTGATAGTCAATCAAGAGATGCACAAGAGATTAAACAAGCTATTGCAGATGCTAACGCTAAAGTGGTAGAAGCTATTGAAAAGATTAAATCTACTTCAGTACAAGATGCACTTGGTAAGGTTACTATCAAAGGTAATCTTGAAGTATCAAATGAGGGGTAATGATGAAGAAACTAATTGCTACTCTAACTGTTTTACTTGCCCTTGGTGTAGCTACTGTAGCTCATGCAAGTGTAACAAGTAACTATAACCCTGACACTAGGTATAATAGATATGGTTACAATAATGGTACTGAAGGTAGAGTGATTAATCGTTCTACAAGTGGTGCATTCCTCACTTACTTTGACAACTACAGAGTCTATAACTTTGTTAGTGAGACTAAGAATAGTGATGGTACTGTAACTAGACTATGGCAACCTAAGAAGGATGTAGCTGTTATTACTGACTATAACTCTTTCTCTTATGCTAATGATGGTGCTAAAGTCTATAACTTTGATGAGTTTGGTAATCAATTACCTGAAGAATCAACTGACTTTAAATCACTAGACTTCCTGGGAGAGTTCAGTATTAACAGTTGGACTGCTTACAGATTCTGGAAATAGTGGTATAATAGGCTTATAGCCACACCACTATAAAATTTAAAGGAGTAAATCACCTCCCAAACTAGGTCAACTTGGTTAAAATGACTTAGTGGCTATATAAGGCTCTTAGAAGACGTTCTAAGAGCCTTTTATTATACCCTAGTATATTTACCCTAGGAAGCTAGTAGAATTGATTACAGAGCAAATTAGGGCATAATAAAAGGCTATAGAAATAAATCTATAGCCAGTGAAATCTTCTAGTATTTTCTAGAGTTTGAAAAGAGTTTGTTGTTAAATATTTTGCGTTAAGTTTTACATTGTATTTTAGTTAGTTTTTATTGTTGTTCAAGCACTAAAAACTATAGTGTAATTTATTCTAGTTTTCTTCTAGTGACTTGATACGTTCAAGTCGTTTCTCTGTAGCTTTGGCAATTAAACCAAGCACATAAGATAGTGTAACAATGGCAATCCATAGAATACCAATGACAGCAC